GAGATCAGTCAGCAGCTACGAATACTGGATATCAGTCAGCAGCTACGAATACTGGATATCAGTCAGCAGCTACGAATACTGGAGATCAGTCAGCAGCTACGAATACTGGATATCAGTCAGCAGCTACAAATACTGGATCTCATTCAGCAGCTACGAATACTGGAGATCAGTCAGCAGCTACGAATACTGGATATCAGTCAGCAGCTACGAATACTGGATATCATTCAGCAGCTACGAATACTGGATATCAGTCAGCAGCTACAAATACTGGAAGTTATTCAGCAGCTACGAATACTGGAGATCAGTCAGCAGCTACAAATACTGGAGATCATTCAGCAGCTACGAATACTGGATATCAGTCAGCAGCTACGAATACTGGATATCAGTCAGCAGCTACGAATACTGGATATCAGTCAGCAGCTATTGTAGAAGGTAAGAATTCTGTTGCGATGGCTACTGGATATCAGTCAAAGGCTAAGGCATCTGTTGGATCGGCAATAGTATTGTGTGAATATGATGTTGATGATAATTTAACTAATATTAAATCAGCAATAATAGGTGAACGCAATAAATTAAAACCAAACACATTCTATTCATTGGTCAATAATAAGTTTGTGGAGACAGAATGAAAATTAATATTGGCGAGTATAAAAATTATATTGGTCCGTATCAGATAGCAGAAAATATTCTATTCTGGTTAGACCGACATGAAAGCGATACTGTTCATAATTTTGGCAGATTTTTGTCTGGTAATCACGATTCAATATTAAATAACTTTTGTGAATGGATACAATCAAAACGTAGTCGTAAGATTGATGTTAGAATTGATTCATACGATACATGGTCTATGGATTCTACGCTGTCATATATCATTGCGCCAATGCTTAAACAATTAAAAGAAACTAAGCATGGAATTCCTATGTCAATGTCTGCATTTGAGTATGATTCAAATTCTACTCAAGGATCGTTTGAATTTTATTCTGATACGGACCAATGCGTATTTGATACGGCAGAAAAACAGTGGAACGAAATTTTAGATAAAATGATATGGGCATTTGAACAGAACAATATTGGTTGGGAAGATAAGTATACAAAGCAATCAGCCGAATTAGACATGAAAGAATATCCAGAGGATGAAGGGAAAGAATGTGTTCCTATCAGATGGAAAACAGAAGGTGAGTATGACTTGGAAGGTATGAAATTACATCTTGAGAAAATTGAAGAAGGGTATAAATTGTTTGGTGAATATTTTTCAAATTTATGGGATTGACTAAATAGATATCTTGCAGTAAAATAATGTCTTTAAAGGAGATACAAATGGACATCACTTTACCAATGAGCAGTTTCTTTTATATTCCAACGTTTGGATTTGTTAAAAAATCTTTAATTGTAAAACCAATAATAATATTACTGATGTTTGCTACACTTTTCTTTGTTAAGATTCCTATGATCGACACTACTATCATAGATGAAGTAAATGTTAAACAGGAACAGGTTGTGCGTTATATCATCAGCAAGCATACCGGATTAACCATATCATCAATAAAAAACATATCAGACTCAATAGTTTATGAGAGTGAGAAGCATAATATTCCAGTTAATTTATTGCTTGGTATAATTGACGTTGAGAGTCGATATGATATGTTTGCGGTGTCTGCATCTGGTGCTATAGGACTAATGCAAATTTTACCTCAGTGGCACAGAGATAAGATTAAAAATATGGCAGATCGTAATATCTATAATCCAAAAACAAATATCTCTCTTGGAGCAACCATATTAGATGACTGTATGAAACATACTAAATCTTTGAAGGTTAGTCTTGGTTGCTATAACGGAAATGTAAATGACAGGTCACACCGATATGCAACAAAAGTTTTGAATTCGATTCCAACATTTGATTAAGGAATAGTATGAACTATTTTATATTTGTATTAACAACATTGGTTGGATACAACATCATGTTTAGTTCAATCATAGGACAAATTGATTCTATTAAGAATGGAGTCGTATTTGTTGTAATATTTTTTCTAACAAGTTTTATTCAGCGCATTATCATTGAGGAGTTTAAATTATGAGAGTATTAGTTCTAAAGACATTAGGTGGAGAAGAAGTCATCTCTGAGGTATCAGGTGAAACAGAATTGACATTAGTTATTGATCGACCAAGAACATTTCAGATCACAAATAATGGTGGACAGTATGGTGCCGAATTATTTCCTTTCTTCCTATCAGATCCAGATAAAAAGAATATTACTGTTAATAAGAATTCATTAGTAGCATATTTTGATGCTAGTTTAGATTTAACTAATTCATATCTGAAGGCCACAACTGGTATATTATTGGGATGAGCACATTAAAAGAATTGAAAGAGTCAAAACAGTCTGATGAGACAAGGTATAAAGAACAACCGCACTACAAATAACGATTGACTTTGTTTGATTGCGTGCTATAATAACAACATCAACCAAACTACATGGAGTATGTGATGAGTTTATGTGAAGATGTCATGCGATCAGGTATACAGCTACTTCATGAATTAGAAGAGCTTCGAGAAGATAATATAAAACTTAAACGACTGGCTATTGATGCAAATAATTCTGTTGCAAGTTTATTGGAGGAAATATCGGAATATAAAGATAAGTTTGCTTGCATACTTACACAAAATCAGCTTAATCTTGAGTATGATCTAGAGGCAGCTAAACGAGAACTACATACTCAACGCGTGGAAAGGCGAACTGGAGATTAAAAATGAAGATGACAGTTAACCAAGTATTTAAACTTACTGAAAAAATCAGTATTGGAATACCAGGATGTGGCTGGAGCACAGGGTTATATAGAGTAACCAGTATTGGTCCTTCGTTTGGGACTTGCAAATCTGACAGAGAAGATACACGAGCGCAGACATATTTTGTGCAACGTATTAAGAAAGATGGAACACCATACGGAAAAATGCAAGGGTACAATGTTCAGGCGTTTGATCGTAATTACCTTGATACAAAGAAAGCAATTATCATTGAATAATTCTTGACACAATTAAACTCTAATAAATAGATAATACAACAAAGGAATTTAACATGTTTAATTATTGGCAACCGAATGAAGGATGGGAACAGTAAAGGGGCGTAAGTAGTTTTCATTTTTATGAAGCCCTTAATTAAATTTTAGGGTTTTTATTTTTGTGCTTGACAAATATATTAACATATCATAAAATGGGCGTATTGAGTCAATGAAAGATACATATGAAAACAACAGTAGATTACATATTTAATAAGTTTGATCCATGTCATGCTTGTCCTATTGAAAATGACATATCAGATGAATATACGGAAGAAGTGGAAATTTTCTGTTCGTATGTTAACAAAGGACTATCTGTTAAGTATGCACTATCATGTGTAATGACTAATATGTTAGGTAAAGGTTGGAGACATACCAAAAGGTGCAATGTTATCCAACTAGAAAAGGAATTGTATGGTACAGTTGAGAGAATTAAAAGAATCTCTTGAAGATAGTGAAGTGTCTAAACTATCTGTCTTACAATCTCAATATAAGACAACTGGTTGGACTATCAAGACTAAGGTACATGCTAGAGCAAGGGCATATACTAGACATCCGACTCATACAGCAGAAGATTGGATAAAGTTTCACAGAAATATTGTCCACGCAGTAATAAAAAGCAGAACAAGTGGAAATCATGTAATATTTTCAAAATCGCATAATATCGGTGTTGTTGCAAATGTAGATCGTAAGAATAAAATGATTGAATATCATACAGTTCTGTCGAGTGGAAAACACCATGCTGATGCTGATGCTAATGATACTAAATTGATGGTTGAGTATAAAATAGTTTCATTTTGTGATTGACAAAGATTTAAAAGAGAGTAGAATAGATTCTGTTGATTGAAAGCATGTCCGACCAGTTTTATGCGGGATTAACTCAGTTGGTAGAGTCACAGTTTTCCAAACTGTTGGTCAGGAGTTCGAGTCTCCTATCCCGCTCCATTTTATGCTATGTAAGCATTGTTAGCGATGCGCTGCTGTTGTAAAGCAGAGAACTGGCCGCAAATTCCAGCCGTAGCTCCAAGTTTTGTATCATGGCAACGTCCCATTCGTAAGTGTTCTAGACGCGAGAAGATAAGAATGATTAAAGCACAGATGGACTCAGTGCGCCAAGGGTGATATGAGTAGAATTCGTCAACGCTGTCATATCACCTGATACAAATTAAACATAGATAACTTGCATAAAGTATTTCGTGTTGTTATAATGATCTTATCGAACATAACATGTCCCTATAGCTCAGTAGATAGAGCAGCATCCTTCTAAGATGCGGGTCGGGAGTGCAATCCTCTCTAGGGACACCAGTATTTAAGGAGAAATGAAATGCGGAATATGATTCAAGTTCATTGTTGGAATAGAAAATCTGGTTCACATGGCAAGTCTAAGAAGGCTATGCGTAGAGCAGATAAGATGTCATTGAAGTGTGAATACTAGCCAATATATCTGAGATGGATTAGCAACGGACTGAAAATTCGTGGAGGTTGGTTCGATACCAACTGTTGGCACCAAATTAAAAGTGAGGAAAAATTATGAAAGATACAACAAGGCAAGAACTCAATCTGGCAGTGAAGATTGCAACAGATCAGTTATCAGCAGCGCAGAAAGCACTAGCTACATTCAAGTCGATGGCAGAGAATAACGTGTTTGACACAATTGAAATTGCACTTTGTACGATTAAGGATAAGCTCCTATCCGAAGCTAGTAACGACTGTGAAGGATCATATTCCTGTGAAGGATCATATTCCTGTGGACCAGAAAATTATACACAGGAATTTATTGTTGACGGAGTACGCTACATAGGAACACTAGAATGTGAATATGATCGACACTACAAAACATATTACTATATTGATTGTCATAAGTTTACACACTCGGTGGTTGCATAATGACATACTGGATGTATCAGATTGACAATCGTTTTAAAGGTGATTCTGGTGGAATGTCTGATGCATTTCCAGTAGATGAAAACGATAAGATGGGTGAGTGTGAACATAATACTAGGCCTAGAGTCGGTGTTATGATGGTAGTCGGAGCAATTTATGCTAGATCATATTGTAGTCAAGATTGGTGGAGAACTAATGTAATTAAGAGTATTCTGATAGATGAACCAAACTATGTTAAGTTTGAAACGTTGAGCGGATCAGTTTATGAATGGAAGTGTGACCAATCAGATATTGAAGATTCTAAACATGCGACAGATAATTTAGCGAATGCAATTGACAAAGAATAAGTATTAGTTAATATGAATTATAGGTTCTCTCCTATTATCCAGAGAATTAAATTAAACAGGTATTATGGTGTTTAAGCTATATAAGAACCACGTCAACTAATCATTGACTAGTTACCGGATTTAATCATATCCGAAACGATTGAAGTGGAGTGATATCCATATACAAAAAGGTTATATGTGGTACGCAATTACCATGAATGATTGATAGATTAGATGTGCAGAAGTAGACTGATGTCGATGATATCTGTATTGCTAATTTTGAAGTAAGCACATTCTTGCTAGGTCGGATATGTCGTGAGGCTATCTCTCTTATGAGGTTAGTATGTGCAGTTGCAAGAATTAATAGATTACTGGCGTAATGGTAGCGTAAGTGGTTCCAACCCACTTGGTTGAGGTTCGATTCCTTAGTGATCTGCCATATTAAATAAAGGATTAAACATGAAAGCCAAAATGCTTATTGCAAAGTTAAACTTTGCTTGTCTTACCGGTGATAAAAAAGCAGAAAAAGATATTTGGTGGAAGCTATTACTTAAATCTTTAAAACACAAAAAGACGTTTCCAGTATCATGAAATAATTTTGGATCTGTAGCTTAATGGTAAAGCAGGGTACTCATAATGCCTCAAGTATAGGTTCAATTCCTATCAGACCCACCAGTTAATACTCTGACACACTAACAACCTTTTCAGGTCAAATGGTGCAAAAGATAGCCTGAATTAACAGGTGCGATATGATGACGATTATATCTACGGAGATTTATAAATACTTAATACTATGATTAGGTATTCATCCAATGAATAAAAGAACAGATAACAGACTTGAAATTTATGATGACTTTTTTGCAGCATCAAGAGATATTCAAAAAGTTCTTATATCTACACAAAAGGTAACACTAGAACATATTAAAGGAGAAAAAGATCGTGATGCTATGCTGATGGAAGAATACAATCAGCTAAACACAATTGTGGATCAATTAAATGCCACTGTCAAAATGTTGCCACATACAACAAATCTAACAAAATATAAACCAACCAAGAAGAAAGTATCAGTTACGGATTATATTAAAAAGACAGATATAACTCTATTCCTATTCATTGCAATGCTAATAATCAATTTACTGGAGTGGTATGTCAGAAAATGATTAAGTTTAAAGAATTTCTAACTGAAGTTTTTGACAGTCCTTGGAGTATGAACTATGCCGAGGATATAACTAATGCTATGAAAGAACATATAGCAGAAAGAATAAAGATGAAAATTTCACAAATGTTAAAGCACACAAATTAGAAGGTGATAATGGACATCTAATATCATTAGTTAGGAATGGAATGTTAGAAGCACATCATCTTGATAAAGATCAACACGCTGGACATCCTATTCATATTTCAGATAAACCAAATCCAAGATTTTATTCAACTATGATTAGCCACATGCAAAAACATGGATTAGATAAAGGCAGAGCAGTTAGAGTAGTTTCTCATAAAGATTCAATTCTAAGTAAACGATATAAGTCAATTGTCGATAAATTATGTAAGAAGCATGGATATAGAGCATTCAAAGGAGTAGATCATACATTAGGACATGATATGGATAAGATTTATATCCATCCCAGTTCATACAGAATTGGACTATCTGAAAACTTTGGTGGCAATCTGTCTGAAAGAAAATGATATCTTTTAAAACGTTAAACTGATATAATAACAACTCAATAACAACCGAGATAATTTATGATAAACTACCCAACAAACCCCAAAACTGATTATGCAGAGCTAATGCTACATGACTTTGATATAGCTTTGCCTAAATCTATGCCGAAGTATATCCAAGAACAATTATACAAACAAAAGTGTATGGAGAAAGAAGTAAACGAACAGATAAGAAAGTTTGAACTTTTATTCCCTTGGTGTCATTTAGACCACACTGAAATAAAAGTAGATAATGATACTACTGTCATAGATAAAAGCGATGGATCAATTGTTTATGATGAAACAAAAAATAAATTTTATTTGTATCGTGATGAAAAGATATTAGTTAGAGCTATATCAGTGGAAAAATTAAAACGATTAGCTACAGAAAGACACGGAATTACTTTCGATGAATGAAAATAAGTTCCTTCGTAGGATAGCCGAATTGTCTGATAATGATATCAAGTTTAAGGATGAGTCTATCCTATGGGGAACTTGTTGGATCGGCGGTATGCCTGTCGATCTAACACTGAATGATTGTTATGTCACATTGAATACAGTAGGAGCGTTTGAAGGTGATTGGGATAAATTATCAAAATCTTATTGGAGAGGCAAAGGTAAATTTAGATCATTACTTCCTGCTATTAAACAAACTTTATCCGAGTTTGGATATGAACACAGACTTTACCTGACTCCAATATCACCAGTTTGGAAAGAAAAATATCAATTAGATTATGATGATATTGGATATCATATTAAATTGTGAAAATATTAAAAAAAAGTGTTGTAATGTCCTAGGATGTCTGTATAATGCACACATTCGCTGAACAAACACTTAGGACAAATATCATGATAACAATTAAATTCTATGCAACTAAAAATATATATCGTGCATACAACGAAGGTGGTAACTATTTTGCATCCTCTACATCAAAGGCAAAGTTGATTCAAAAATTGAAAGATCAATTCAATATCATTTATTCAGAAGAAGTGAAAACGGGAACTATTGCTAAATCAGAATTTACAGTTAAACAGAGGTTCGATTTCATTTCAACATTCACCAAGTTGGTATCCAAAGGTGTCATGAATTCATTAGTTATCACAGGTGATGGTGGACTTGGTAAGACTCATACTGTTCTTGAAACATTAGAGAAGCTTGGCCTCAAAGAGGATACGATTGGCGAAATAGATGGTGACTTCGTTTTCATTAAAGGATATTCTACTCCACGTAATCTCTACACTAGCCTATATCATAACAATGGTAAGACAATCGTATTCGATGATTGTGATAATATTACCAAAGATGCAATTGGCGCTAATATTCTAAAGGCTGCATTGGATTCATATGAGCGCAGAATTGTGTCTTGGGGGGCAGAAAATAAAGACGACTCTGTTCCTAGCAGATTTGAATTTACTGGTAAGGTAATCTTTATCAGCAATCTGGTGCTTGATAAGTTTCCACAAGCAATTCTAAGTCGCTCTATGCTGGTTGATCTTTCATTGAACCAAGAAGAAAAGATCGAGCGGATTCAACAAGTATTTGACTCAGAAGATTTATATGAAGCAGAAGATAAAACAATTGTATTAGATTTTATCAAGCGTAATGTAGCAAAAGCAAAAGATTTGAACATTCGTAGTGCTATGAATCTTTTGAAGATTAAGCTGGCACTTGGTAAGAATTGGGAACTCCCTGCACTTTATAACTTCTCAACTAATTAATATGAATACTCTTCCTGGAACGTTTACTGCTGTACATGTTTGGTGTGGAATTATCGGATTTCAATATCAGAATTCTGCTAATGTCATGTGCATATTTGCTACTCCAATAATCACATCGAACATAAAAGCAGCAAATGACGAAAAAAGTAGTTGACAAGTAATCATAATACTGTATAATCCACACATTCGCTGAACAAATACTTTTAGGATATAAACATGGACAGATATAATAAGTTTGATGAATGGTGGACTGCTGAACCAGTGAGCGAATTTGAAGGGGTTGACTCTGGGCATGTAGAGCGAGCATTTGCAGCAGGACGTGAAGCGGAGCGCGAAAGTGTGGTTATGTAATTACCTAATTATAATGTTTGCGCGTTAACCAAATGGAGATAATATAAAAATGAGTAAATTAGTTAAGTGGCATTCAATCGGACAATTTAGACAAGCTATAAAGAATATACAATCTGTTGTCAGATATGCTGGCACAGATGAAAATGGTGATGCTATTTTCAATAATAATCCTTTGCCTAAGTTGACATATGTTGGTACTACAAAAGTACACGGAACAAACTCTGCCATTGGAGTATCATATAATGGTGATATTTGGTATCAATCTCGTGAGCGTATTATTACAGTAGAAAGTGATAATGCTGGATTTGCTATGTTTGCAACAGCTAGAAAAGATTTGTGGAAATATATTGCCGAATTAGTTAAATCAAGTGATGACATTCTGATTTATGGCGAATTTGCTGGTAAAGGAATTCAAAAAGGAGTTGCTGTATCAGAAGTAGACAAATTCTTTGTCATCTTTGGTATTGTATTGGTTGATGCCGATGATAATAAATTTTATATGTCCAGAGAGAATATTCAAAAGATTATTCATATCGTATTCAAGGACGAAGATCGAGTATTTTCAATTTATGATTTTCAACAGTTTGAGGTTGAGATTGATTTTGATAATCCACATCTAATCCAAAACGAATTGAATAAGCTATGTGAATTCGTTGAACAAAAATGTCCTGTTGGATCTCATTTTGGAATTGAAGGCATTGGTGAAGGTATCGTATTTAGTCCTAAAGATGATCCTTGGAGACAAGATGTTGGACTAATGTTTAAGGTTAAAGGAGAAGCACATTCAAAATCTAAGGTTAAAACATTAGCTAATGTTGATGTTGAAAAACTTAATTCACTAGATATCCTAGCAAACCTACTTGCAAATAATGGACGACTTCAGCAAGGGTGTCAATTAGTATTTAACACCCTCAATGGTGGAGAAGTTGACATTAAAAAGATGGGTGATATGATTAAGTGGGTCATGAAAGATATCGCCAAAGAAGAAATTGATACGATTGCAGCATCTGGATTTAATATGAAAGAACTATCTAGTCCTGTAGGTAAGATCGTTAGGAACTTTGTAATGAAAGAGTTAGAACTGTGATTAATATTTTAAAGATCAAGACGTTTACAAACGTATCAGACTTTTATGCTTGGCAAAGAGATAAAGGTGGATACGACAATATTGCAATCACATTGATTGATGTAGACCAAACGGATCAAACTCGAATATTAATAACAGTTCAGTATGTTGAACATGATGAACAAAAGAAGAAATGATTTCAAATTTTTGACATAGTGAGTTATTAGTTTATAATTAATGTATAAGGAGAAACAAATGGCAGCGTATAAATTCATCGAATACACCAGTATTCTAGACAATTCAGTTAGACTCTGGGCATTAGCTGAGGATGCAGTAATAAAGACAATTGATAACGTAAAATTTATCGAAGTAACAACAGATTTTGCATCTGCTCAACTAGCACGGATCGACAATCTTAAACCAGTAGGACAACTTGTGAGGAACTATTAATGTTTAATCTAGCAGCATTTATTCAAGGTAGAAATGCAATTAATCCAATAGCTGGAGGGTATGATACGATAGGATTTTTTGGATTCTTATGCAAAGCAGATTCTCTAGATGGTAAGAAATATTTCACAATTGATATGAATGGAAACGCGATATCTGCATATATACCAGATAATGGATGTATTAGAATGAATTTTGTACTTGATACTCCAGATGTTGATGTTAATGATAATGTTAAACTTGATATTAATCATAAGGAAGATAAGGTAACTGTACTTCGCCATTTCAGGTATCGTGGTGATAAAGGACAAGTTCAAAGTCACGGTGGTATGACAGCAGTGTGTATATTAGATTATACCGATAAAGTGATTTATGTTTATCCATCATTCTGTTCAGTAGAAGATAATTTCGATAAGAAGATTGGCACAATCAATGCTATTAAGAGATTAAATCACGGCATTGGATTTGCAGTTAGCCTTGATGTCAAAAAAACTATTTACGATAATATTAAGAATGCTGATATGGTCGTATGGCCATCAAAAGAAGCAAAGAATATTCTTCAACGTCCTCTTGATGAATGGAATGCTCGTGGATGATATCGTTCAAACAAAAGAGGAATTAATTGCTCTGTTCTTAAATGCAGAAAAGTTATTCATAGAGGTAGATGATCTAGTATGGAAAGATGATATTCAGTATATTGATTCCCTTATGCTTATTTGCGATGAAAAGGGAATTAATCCTGAAGATTTAGTCAGATTAGATTTGATATCTCCTAAACTGAAAATGTTTTTACAAGAAGAAGCAGAAGAGAATGGAATATTAAAAAGAGAATCGAGGTTGCCAATTGAATGATAACATCATACAAATTTTACCAGATTTATATGAGGTATCGGCTGCATTTCAGAACAACATTTAATATTTTAGGTCATTATGATGCTCCCAAGACTATAAATAAAAATAACTACGAGAAAAGAGAAGATAGAGAAATATTTTCTACATGGAATTTTAAGTCTGTAAACGAATGCCAAAAATTTTGTATCTTCAATTTTGTAAAGTCTGAAAACTGGCTGTATAATAAACAATCTGATGCTTGGGATGTATATTACGAAAAGATGAAGTATTTTTCAACATTTAAAGAAAATATTAATAAAGATTATGAGACAATCAAATTACTGCTGCGAACCAAAAACATATCATTCAATGAAATTACAAAACAAACTAAAAGTGGAGGGAGACCTCCAATTTTACAACTTCTTTTTCAAGATCATATTAGCATTGAGTTTGTTTGCATTGTCAATAATAAGTTTACTTTTGCTGATAAATGGAACACTATTGATCCTCTAATAGTTGATGCTGCATTTTTAATTAAAAAATATTCTCCACTCATAAACATTATCAGACATGGACAAAAAGTTGCATAAATATCATTTCAACGATACTGAAGAACAACAAGCTAATAGATTTAAGAAGCAGCGGTTGAAAGAGGAGGAAGAAGCATTAGATGAAGATGAGTTTTCTGAGGAACTTTATTATAATATCAAGAGGTTTTTAAAATGATTAAAATGGGATTTGACACAGTTTTACAGTTCATTAAACAAGGTCATAGAGTAGCTAGAGTTGGATGGAATGGCAAAGGTATGTTCATATTTTTAGTTCCAGGATCAACATTTAATGTTAATCGTTCACCATTGACGGATATCTATCCAGAAGGTACAACAATTAATTATCTGCCACATATTGATATGCGTACAGCAGATGGGTCAATTGTTCCTTGGCTTGCATCGCAGACTGATATCTTAGCAGAAGATTGGATCGTATTAATCGAACAAGTTTGAGATAGGCTGTATCTCATTAAGTAGTAAATTCTAACAGCAAACAACTAGGCAAATTTAGGCGTAATGCCACTATGCCATTTATAAAGGAAGTAAAATATGAGTTCAGCAATGGATAAGTTACTCGGAGCAGTTAAAAAAGCTAAACAAGGATCTTTTGAACGTGAAGAAGATTTCTTTTATTATCCTCAACGTGACGTAGCAGGAAATGGTAGTGCAGTAATTCGTTTTCTACCATCAGATAAGGATGAGATTCCTTTCGTAACAACGTATAATCACGGTTTCAAAAATGCAACAACTAATAAATGGTTCGTTGATAATTGTCTATCAACAATTGAACAAGAGTGTCCTATCTGTGCAGAAAATAGTAAACTCTATGCATCTATGTCAAAAGAGGATGCTCGTAAATTTGGCATGAATCGCAAGAAGTCTTTCATCAGTCGTATCCTTGTAGTAGAGGATAAGAAGCAGCCTGATATGGAAGGTAAAGTATTCATGTTCAAATATGGACAAAAGATTTTTGATAAGATTGTTGATAAACTTCAACCAGAGTTTGAGGATGATGTTGCATGTAATATTTTTGACCTTGTATCTGGAGCAGACTTTAAGTTGAAGTTGCGTAAGGTTGATGGTAATGTAAATTATGATAAATCAGAATTTGCCGATCCATCTGAATGTGAGGTTCTAGTATTTGAGCAATTTAATGCTGAGAATGATCCATATAGATTTCTTGATCCTAAGAAATTTAAGTCAGCAGAAAAGTTACAAGAACGATTTGATTTTATATCTGGTAAGAAAGGTGGATCATTACCTAGTCAACCAGTCGATGATGATATCGAATTCGATGAAGTTAAACCTACACCAAAGAAAGAATCAAAACGAGTCGAAGTCCCAAAGGACGACGATGACGATGATATGCTTGCAATGATTCAAGGTTTAGCTGACGACTAAGCAAATCTAATTACCCTAGAATTAAGATAATTGTTTAATACGTTATCTTGATTTCTAGGGGATTCTCTTCCAGTCTTATTCTCTGTATTATTTGATATGATAGGTGCTGATGTTGATGGAGCCGCAGCATTAAGATTTATAGCAGTAGATAATCTTTTATCTGCTTTATCCTCTTTAGCAACAGTAGCAGCAGCATCTTTATAGGCTAGCCTATCTGCTTTATTCTTTTTCAATTGTTCAATCTGAGCCTTACCTTCTGGAGAATTTTTATATTTTTCGTCTGCCTCTTTTGCTGTGTCAATATGACCAAACATACTCTCCATAACACTACCAGATGCATCACGAACAGTTTCAGAATTTTCATATAAAGCAGTACCAACGGCAATGCCAGCAGCACCAGCAGCAATCAAAGGCGATGCTTTTCCTAATACACTTCCAGCATTAGATAATATTCCACCTAATCCAGTTAATAAAGTCGATCCTAATACTGTTATAGCAGGAACTATTCCAGATATAAACGTACCCACTCCTAATAACGCGGCTAATATGGTAGCTAACATTCCACCTGAACTTTTACTCTTTTCTGTCTCATTAATTTCCTTTAATCCTGATATAATTTCTGCATTGTCAGCATCTACTTTTTCATAATGAGTAATTTGGATCTCATTCATTTTATCTTGTTCTTCATCCGCAGCTTCAATGGTAGAACCAGATTTTTCATTTTCTGCTAATGATCCAGGCATAACCCAACTAGCACCAGCATTAGAATTTTCTTTTGTGTATTCTTCCCACATTTTTTCTTCTTCTAATCTCTGCTTCTCCCAGACTTCCCACATCTTCTTTGTCTGATCTTCTTCTTTGATATCTTCAGCATTATCATTAGCAGGTTGAGCAAATTTAGCAGCTAATGATCCAGTAGGATTCATTGATGCTGGTAATCCATTATTCTTAACTGGATAGGTTACTGCCATTTCAGTTTTAGGTTCAATTACAGGAACTTCTTTCTTAGATCCCATACGAGTATCTAATATTGCTCCGCCTAACTTTTTACCAGCACCAAATAATAATTTACCTATATCATATAAAGCTGCGCCTCCTTTTGTCATACGATCTTCTGGATGGTCAATATATTTTTGAGAATTCTCTGATCTATCAGACATCTTTTTAATTTCTTTTGCTAATAGCTTTTCTTCTTTGGTAGAATCTGCTCCATTCTTATCAATATGTCTCATTAGATTAAGCATTTCTCTTCGATATGCTTCATCTTTTTGAAATGATTTCGTATCTAATGTTTGTGCTGATCCAAACGTAGCTGACTTATTATCTTTATTAGGATCGAATGTTTGCAATCTCTTACCAAATGATCCCATGCCAATAGCAGCAAACATACCAGTACGTTTTTTCTTCTCAGGATCAACTGATATGCCTAAATCTTTCATTGAAATATTAGTAGCAGTTTCTCTTAATCTACTTGACATAAATTCAGCACCACGTGCAGCAAATTTCTTCGTTGCTGTGTGGACTCCTAATGTTGTCATTGCTTCTTGTGATAAGATATTAGATGGTGCTAATACACGACCTGCCTTTAGATCACCAACATATTTTGTAACGACTGGATCAAATGAATGAGGGTCTTTATCTAATTTTGTTTTGAATTCAACTATTGCTTCTTTAATCTTTTTATCTCGTTCCCCATCAGATACCTTTTGCTTACTCGTTCTAATATCTTCATCAACGAAATGGGATGCCATCTGCTCTAAGGCTTCAACGAACATTCTCTTACGTTTTCTGACAACTTCTTTTTCGATATTAGATATCAGTCCCATTATGCTTCTTTCTCTTTATCCAACTGTTGTTCAAGTAATCCTAAGTATATGCTTCGTTCCCAAGGTAACATTTCTTCTAGCTCAGTCAATGAATATTTGTGCTTGTGCATCAAATAAAAATTAGTCCTGTAATAATCCTCAAGACTCTCATCGCCGAGCAACATTAGAAAAAATTCTCTATGCCTTTTATATTGATAGTATTAGAACATCCACATCCACAAATATATGTTACATCTATCTGCAAATATGGGAAATTATCAATGTATTCTTTGAATGAATTCAATTGGTTATTGTTTAAAGACTCAATAAACTCGACTCTTTCTTCTAAGGTGTAATCTTCGGTATTCTTTAATGATTCACCCTCAATGACAGTATCTAATGATAGAGCTAATGCAATTGTTCCATCAGCAGAAGTTAACTCCATAGATTCTCTAATTGATGGAATCTTCAATGTAACCCAAAGATTTTCTTGGATCATAATTGCTTCATTTTTCTTATCAGCATTAACAACTACGACATCTTCAAGATTTAATGTCATAGGAGTTTTTTCTTTACATTCTTTACATATGGCTCTTATTGCAGCACCTTCACCTAATGACTTATTCCTGATCTGAACAAAAAGATATTCAGCATCAACTTTATTTAAAGTGTCAATATTATGTTTGGTAAATGTACAATTTGATATGATCTGATTGATAGCATTTAACATCGCATCTGGTGAACCATCCTCTTGAGCTAAGAGTAATATCTTTTCTTCTTTAACTGTAAATGGACGATATTCTACTTTTGCCTTTTGAACTGGTAATGTACATGTATATTTTGGTTGCGTCACAGTTGCGATTGCCATTATTAAATCCTCATTAAATTATTTTACTTGATCCATTAAACCATGCTGGAACTTTATTTAAAGCATCCTTTACAAGATTAACATTACTTATGTCAGCCGAGAACGGACCAACCTTAATCTGATTTTTATTATTCAATGTTCTAATTGCTGGAGTAGCTAATGCTTCAATTCTTGTTTGTGATGGTTGTATATTATTACCTTCTCTCTCATTACCACTTGATACATTATTAACTATGACAGTTTCGTATATAACTTCAATAGTAACCTGCTTTATCTCAGAATCACCAGCACCGTATTGGACGTTTTGAACTGTCTTAACGAATGCGTTTTCTAAAATATATTCATTGACAGGAACAAAGTTTTCATCTGTTACAGTGATAGTCATATTAAACGCATATTTGTCCTTATAGTAAGGAGAGTATGATTTGTCAATCGTCATTATTTTACGCTTGTATAAAAAATACTCTTCTATCGTGTGCATGATATCAACATTGAATGTCATCCAAACTGGATCTTGTTCTAATCCAGTAACTGTCTCATATTTTAACCCATAAATTTTACCTTCTTGAGTTCTCATATGCCATCCAGGAAGAGTTACCTTATCACACATAAACGTAAATGGAACATTATTATCGGCAACATATAACTCGATCTGATAGTAATATCCCTTCGTTAATCTAAATCCATCTCTTTTAAGTTTTGATGTAAATCCTAAAATTGAAAACGCATCATTAGATACGACAACGTTATTAGTCTTGAATGGACCTAATTCAGTATTAACATCTTTAGGAGTAGCTTTACTGCTAGTCTTATTAAAGAATGCACTGGCTGTTTGTTTAGCGACTGATATCTTACCAACAACATTGACTACATTACTTAGTTGGCCTGTTATATTAGATAAATCCATTATACTCTCCCATCTTCCCAAACCTTCTCATTAGATGCCTTCTTGAAGTATTCTAATGGCAACCACAAAACAAAATTCCATTCTGTTGGAGGAATAATAATAAAGTTTGATTTAACCTGCTTGTTTAGATATCTCTTGATACAATGTTTAATCTCAGGCATATTTGATGCTGCCTTTAATACTTCCCACGTTACCTTAATCTTTGTCTTTGAACTTAACTTATCATTACTAGCATATTCCATCAACTTATCTAATAATGCTGCTCTCATGATAGGATGTAAGTAGTGCATATTTAATCCCATAAATCCAGTATCATCTGTTGCAAATGGTAGTATCATTGGAAAAGTGTCGTAGTATGGAAGAGTATCTTTTGTCTTTGGATCATAGAAAAACGATACTAATGTTCCTGGAACAATTTTAGTTGATTGATGTGCAATATTATCGCCAAGAAATTTCTGACCTGACATCTTACCAGCAGCATTACGAACATTTGTTTCATACCATTGCCATGATCTCTTAGTATTGCCAATCTTCTTTATAACTTGATCTCTCAAATTAAATGTTGGAGTCTTAGCTTTCATCTATATCTTCCATTAGATTCTTTAAATGACATCATTTCTTTATTCCCAATCCAAATTCATCTAATATCAAAAATTCAATTCCATTACGCTTACACCAATCTCTGGCAGCAGCCCATTTACTTTGATTAACCATATAAGTTTGCATCTCGGTTATCATTCGCTTAGTCTTTTTCTTCTGCGTTGGCGGAACACATTGCGCTGCTGGTTTTATCTCAACTAATGTCTTTACTATCTTTCCATCTGCTTTTTTAACTTCTACGAGAAAATCAGGAAAATATCTGTGAGGTTTTCCATCAAGTGGACTGATATAAGGAATAATTATTTCCTCTGAGTTCCATCTTAATATGTTAGGTTGTTCATCAAACCACAACATTGCCCGACGTTCCCATGAACTTCGGAATGAAATTTTTGTGATATCTCCAATATATTTTTCTGGATGCTTTGGTACAAACGTGCCTTGTAGATATCTCGACATAAATAGTAACATTAATCTAACGTAATATTTATAACATGGCATACGAGTCTAAATATCAGACATTGATTGAACAAAATGCTCCTTTACTGCATAGGGACGTAATAGACTCAATGTCAGGTGCAAATAACAAATATGATACCTTAGAGTTTCCATCAGGAGTATTAGGTAGTACAAAATATCCTCACTACACAATCTTCTACATAAATGAATTTGAAAAGTCAGCTAAACAAGATAATAAACCACAAATTAATTCAATCAACACCACATCTAAGACAGCAAATAATACGATGACAGCATCATTGAATGGTAATGTGGGATCATTTAAAACAAATAATCCAGTTAGTCCATACTCATCCGATTTACTCCAGACAGGAATAAATGCTGGTAAAAATTTAGCAGGTGGTGTAATGAACAGTATCAAAGGAGCAGTTGCTCAATATTCTGCTCAGAAGAAAAGAATGCAAACTGCAATATGTTTACCTATGCCTCATCATATCAGAGCATCATACGGAGCAGAATATCAAGCAACAGATAAACTAGGTGCATTCGGTGCTGTCATAGCCGCCGCTATAAGTCCTAACTCTGATACCGCTGATACTCTTAAATTCGCATTAGCTCCTGTAGCCGCTGGAGCAGTAACCGAAATGGCTAAATCTGGTGTTGGAAATGTATCAACTGCATTAGCTAATGCTATTCCATCAGGAGCAGATGTTGAAAAGAGAACATCACAAATTCTAACTAAGATGTCAGGAAGAGTTCTTAGTGGTAGACAAGAACAGCTATTTAATAATATGAATTTTAGAACGCATCAATTTTCCTATCTATTCGTACCTAAGACACAAGATGACAGTGACCAGATTAGTAGAATAATTTATACTCTGAAATATTATATGCACCCAGAATTATCTGCTGGTACTGGATCATCTTTACTAATTACACCAGCAGAATTTGACATCGAATTTCGTAATGGAGAAAACGAGAATCAATCTCTTCATAAGATAGCAACATGTGCATTGAAAAATATAGAAGTAAATTATACTGCCATAGGTGAATTCATTGCATTCGCTGGCACAGATAATCCTGTTGCTATCTCAATTGATATGACATTCGTTGAGATGGAACCGCTGAATAGAGCAATGATTAAAAAGTATGGATTCTAAATGACTACTCCTTTCTTCTCAGACTTTAATGTCATAACAGTAGACTATACGATTAAAGGAGATAAAACTCCTATCGTAGAAAATATAGTTGATCTTCTCCAAAGAGTCAATCTAAAGATATCCGATAAAGATAAAAAACAAATGTGTGATGACTATTTGTTACCAGATGGGATGACACCTGAACAAGCAGCATCTATTCTTTATAATGATCCATTTCTTCATTGGACAATTCTTTATATCAATAATATAGGCAGTATCATTAGTGAATGGCCTATGCCTGAAATATCATTAGCAGCATATGTAACTAAAAATTATGGTGCAGGCAAGGAGTATGATTCACACCATTACGAAAAGATGCCAGAAAGATTAGTAATAGACGATCAATTTTGCCTAGACAACTATGGATATCATGCACAAATTATTACCAACTATGATTATGAGTATGAACTAAATGAAATGAAAAGATTTATCAAAGTAGTTAAACCAGCTTATATTGATACATTCGTCGGCCTATTTAAAAATAGTTTGGTAGCATAATGGATCAATCATTAACTCCTGGAATTAAACAAGCAGGTGATGTCGAATGTATTTCGATAAAATTATTTGACCCAAAAAATAATTATGAGTCAATTAATCTTCTAGGAGCATTTAATGGACTTACCTTTTATGAAGATATCTTTTCTCCCGTTGTAACTGGGCAACTAATATTAACCGAGACTCAAAACTTATTATCATCAATGCCCATAGTGAATGGTGAACGGCTTGATATCGAATTCAAAACTCCAACACATGATACTCCACTAAAATTCTCTTTCATCGTATCAAAGGTAGGAGCTAGAGTAGAAAAAGATAAAGGTAATGCATATACGCTTGAACTAATATCTTATGAATGTTATCTCGACCTAGATTTGAGAATTAGTAAAGCATACGTCGGTAATGCTGGCGACATAGCAAGAAAAGTTTATAAAGATTTCTTCAATGGACAAATGACAGACTCAGATATCTGTGATAATAATATAAAATTTGTTTCTCCTTATTGGGGTCCTCTGAAGATAATTAATTATGCTACCAGTAGAGCAATATTACCCAATAGCAAATTAACTACTCCAAACTTTTTATTCTATCAAACTCATTATGGACATAAGTTTAATTCGATCACAACCATGATGAATAAAACTCCAATAACAGAATATGTTTACGACAATAATCCAGCAAGAGTATCTGACAACGAAGGTAATACTGTAAGAGATATTGATCGTGAGTATCGTTCGATATTAGGCATTGAATTTATATCAGCCCAAGATCATATGAAAAATATGATGAATGGTGCATATAATCATCGTGTATTCGGAGTTAATCTTCTGACAAAAAAGTTCGATGTGAAAACGTATAACTACACAACAGATTTTGATAAGACTACCCACACCGACAATAATCAATTAAATGTTCTAATAGCCAGTACATCATCTGGATTAGTATCAATTAGACATACGACTCCTCTCATGTTTGATGGAGTAAATGATATGTCAGATGAAATTATTGCCAAAAGAATATCGTTGTTAGCTCAATTAGAAACATGGAAGATTAATATCAGAGCACATGGAAGAAATGATATCGAAGCTGGTGCAACAGTTTCATTAAAACTAAATCAGTTTAAGTCTGTTGATATGTCAGATGTAGGTAAAGATTTATCTGATCCTCTTTACTCTGGTAAATATCTCATTACAGCAGTAGCACATAAATTTACTCAGGCTAAGTATGAGTGCAATATGGAATTAATAAAAGATGCCAGTTTCTCGGAGATAAAGATTAAATGATTTACTTTGGTGTGATTGAAGATAAACATGGTGATGCTCTGCTCCTATGTCGATATAAAGTTAGAATAATAGGAGTTCATTCACCTAGTAAAGCCGATCTTAAAACATCTGATTTACCTTGGGCTACTCCCATTCAATCAAATTCAGCAGCTATGAGTGGTATAGGAACGTCTGCTACCGGATATCTTCAAGGTACAACCGTTGCAGTCTTATTCCTAGACACAGATAAACAGCAACCTGTCATATTAGGTGCGATAGGTGGTATACCAACAGATAATACATACTCACCTTCTTTATTTGATGGACTCGTGTCAGATTTGAAGATTATTCCTCCACAATATCCACCAGAAAATATTGTTAGATTACCTAATGGTTCATCTAAACCAATATCACAAGTAACATCTATTCCAGATGGAGCAGTCGTAGAAGAACAACCTTATATCGGATCATTAACAAAATCTGATATCGTTAAGTTGTCAAAAAAGATTGCTGAACTGAGACAAAATAATCAACATCTATCATCAGATTTAGGCATAGGTAAGTATCAACATACTCCAGCAGAATTAAATTCATTAGGATATCTTGATGATAATTATTCATGGACAGGCCTAAACAAGATGTCATCAGAACAACAATACTTAGATAGTTCTGGAACACAAGATGACTCAGAAGAGATATTGCTTAAATTAAATTATACGTCACTGTGTAAGTTTGGTATTGCATCAGATTCAATGCCTAGAGAAAAGTTAGCTGGACTTCTTGCAGCATCACAAGTAACTGATACAACCTCTACATATCAATATGTAGATACAGCAGCCGATGTAATTAATGATTTAGGTGAATCTGTATCATCATTTTATAAAGCAGGATATGTTTCGATCACAGGTAAATCAACAGTAGAAGAACCAACAAAAGATAATTTAGGAGTAGCAGCATCAGATAAGTTTGAACCTAATACTGATCCTAATAAAAGTAAGTATGATGTGAAAGATACTCCAGTTGGCACATCAAATCAAGGGTTTACTGATCCTGATTCTGTATATCCATTACCATCACATAAAAATGAACCTGATACTCCCAGACTTACATCTGGATTAAAGATAAATGAAACGATAGTTGGATTTAAAGAAAACTTTGCTATTAAATCGGTATCAATAGCTAATTCGAGTGTTAAGTGGAAACAATCTCCTATTCCTTATAATGCAAGATATGCATTTAACAATGTGTATCAAAGTGCATCTGGACATGTGATGGAATTTGATGATACTCCAGGAGCAGAAAGAATAAACTTACACCATAAGAGTGGAACATTTTGGGAAGTTGATAATGTAGGCAATGCAGTTGATCGAACTATGGGAATTAGAACGATCATAGTGGATAAGGATGAACTCGTTTATATCAAAGGATCAGGACATATCACAATTGATGGCGACCTAAGCCTTAAAGTTAATAAAGCGATTAACATTGAAGTCACCAATGACGTTAATATCAGAGCAAAAAATGTTAATTATGAAGTATCTGGTGATGTGAATTTCAAAGTAGGTGGATCATTTAATATTGATGCTGCTAATAAGATTTATCTTAATTCTGGCAATTCAAAAGGATTATCTGGATTCTTTCCTACCATAACATTACCTGCTCCAGTATCTCGTAAAGAACAACAAATGATTGAGCTAGAGGATATGTCATATACAACATCGCAGACAGATTCTCCTAAAGAGATTAAACAAGTTAATACAGATAAACCAGCAGCTAGGAATGAAGTCAAAGCTGTTAATATCTTGCCAGATGAAATAACATATCAAACAAGATTATCAGCTAACTATATCATAAAAGATATGTGTGTCGGAGTAGGTTCAGCATATCCTTTTAATGGACAACATTCTAAGACAGCTAAACAATTAGCAGATAATTTAAAAGCATTATGTTTAAATTGTTTAGAACCTATCAGAGCAGAGTACAAAGATGTATCAATTAATTCTGGTATAAGACCAGCAGGTAATCCATATTCTCAAGCAAATAAGATATCTCAACATGAGTTAGGACAAGCAGCAGATTTAGGCTTCCCATCTGCTAAGACATCTATTGATAAGAATAAAGGTTACTATGATATAGCAGTCTGGATTAAAAATAATATTTTATTCGACCAGTTGTTATTGGAGTATAAGGGATCTAGTGTATGGATACACATATCATTTAATACATCAGGTAATAGACAACAAGTATTAACATTGTTAAATGATAGGACTCATAATCAAGGATTAGCTTTATTATGACAGGTGCAGTTAGATTAGGTGATATTAGTACAGGACATGATGGATTTCATTCTAGAGCAAATGACCAAGCATCGTCTGATGTTATTATTAATGGTATAGGCGCCCATAGAGTAGGAGATCATTGGCCTACACACTGTAATGTATCATGTCATGATGGAGTAGAAGCTACTGGATCAAACGATGTAATTGTTAATGGTAAACCGTTAGCTAGAATAGGTGATAAGATATCATGTGGTGATTTTACTGCTCAAGGAAGTTCCGATGTAATTATTAATTAAAATGTTTATGAATTTTTGACACTAATAAGTATGTAATGTAATATGATATGGTATGCTTTAAATTTAATTGAAAGTTTAACTTAGACCTAGATTAAATTTAATTTTAACATCTGTTTCACAAAGAACACATAGAACGATCTGAGGTAGAGGAGACTTACCTTATCAAATGTTCCACTAGAGTTGGTGACATCACTGATAGTTCACGTATCAAAGAAAAGATCCGGCAATGTCTGATAGTATAACCGGGATATCTTCATTTTGGCTTGAATCGGAATGATGATTAGACGCATGTATTACATCGTAATTGGGAGTCAGGATGCACCCAATCCTCTTAGATGGGAGGTTGAATATTCAAGACTACTGACGAATGCTAGGTTCGTGCGTGAGATAGTTAGATGCTGGTTGTCTAACTACGTTCAAAATAACTCTTCATGTGTGAGGGTTAATCTAATATAATCAATATAATATCTCCTAAAAAAATATACGGATGAATATAATATGTAATCGCACTGGCGAATAAATAATCTTAATTAACCTTAATACTAAATAATATGCTAACATTTAAACAATACTTAAATGAGTGTGTGAACAATACATTTGAATCTTCATTAGGTAATCATTCTCTACCAGATAATAATCTGATTCAATCAGACATAAGAGAATCAAATACTCCTGATACATTAAATGATAAGTTAAATAATGAATCATCTAACTTTGATAAAGATGATGTAGTACAGATAAAGAAGTATACAACAGATAGTAAAGGACTTAATTCATTTAAACATAAAAGAGCATCTGGCATAATAGGTAAAGATCAGAAGCATCCTGAAGAAGATAAGATGAATAAACTTATATCAAAGAATAAATTAAAAGATGATGTAACAGTTTATACTGGACTAAAAGAATCTCCTAGAAAGAAGATTAAGTCTAATAAAGGAATATTAGAACATCCAGCTTATATGTCGGTATCTACATCTAAGGGAGTAGCTCAAGGATTTGCTCATGGAGATGAGTCGGTTGCTCAATCTAATCCAACATACGGTTATAGTCATATTGCTAAGGTAATAATTCCAGCAGGTACATCATACGCCCACATAAGTGGACATTCAGTTAGACCAGAAGAAAACGAAGGAGTATTAAAACCTGCTAGATATCACTTTAATGACAAACATGAGATAGATCATGCTAATCAAATGGTGACATGGGAAGCAGAACATAGAGGTGAGATTTAATCATCTTTATGCTGTCCCATATAAGTTACATGATGTTCAATTACTCCATCTTTGTCATTATGAATTGAATGAGTATATTTAAATAAAGAATTTCTAGGATGAATGAATTCTCTTTCTGTTGGAGTAGATGAAAGATTTCCTTTTTGAAATTCATTATCATCTTCTAAGTGATCTGATTTACCATCAACATATCCTCCTGGAGATCCTTTAGGGTGATGTATAACTATCATATGTCTAGCAGATGTATAGTTAGAATCTTTATCCATACCAGCAAAACTTTTTGCTTTTACTCTTGATAAAGATGAAGATGTAAAATTAGTTGCTCTAAATGTTTCTCCTTTCTTTATATGACGACTTAAATCCTTTCTTATGCCAGAGTATAAGGCGAAGTCTTTTTTTGTTCTATGTTTGTTCAAAGCAGAATCTAGTGGAGCAGTCTCATCATTTATTCTGTTAACAGTTCTTTCATCTGGAGTATAAGAACGATCAATTCCATATCTTGCATGATGACTGTTTATTGCATATGATGAAGTAGTATAATTTCTAATTGCCATCTCTTCGCCTTTACTATACTTGTACTGTTTAGACAGCTTTTCATGTTCTTTTTGAATTTGGTCGTATGTTAATTCTTCTTTCAATTCCTTTGGCTTTTCTGAATGTTTGCCAAATATAATGTCATTGAATATCTTTTCTTTTGGCTTTTCTGAATGTTTGCCAAATATAATGTCATTGAATATCTTTTCTTTTGGCTTTTCTGAATGTTTGCCATATACGACATCGTTAAATATTGGCATCTTATAAACTATCTTTTTTAATTGCTTTAATGTTGACATAATTTCTTACCAGATAAATAATGATTATTTATAGGAGGTATCAAATGTTAATTGAAGTAATCCGTAATATCAAAACAAATAAATCAACTGAAGGATCATTATTAGTTAATGGTAATCAATTCTGTTATACCTTAGAAGATGTTGTACGTGAAGTAATAGGACAACCAGTATCATCATGGAAAGTTCAAAATGAAACAGCTATTCCAGCAGGATCATATAAAGTTATCATATCTCACTCTAATCATTTCAATAAATATTTGCCTGAAATATTAAATGTTCCTGAATATGCAGGAGTTCGCATTCATTGTGGTAATACTGCCGCCGATACTGAAGGATGTATCTTATTAGGAACGTTTGAACAAGTTGATGCTATCAGTGGCTCAAGATCAGCATTTGATAAATTGTTTCCTTTGATTCAAGCAGCATATGCAGCAGGAGAGGAAATAACATTAAAGATTTCTTGATTAGATCATTAGAGGTGATAACCTGCATTGTTATCATCTTAAATGCTTGGCATCATTGGTGAAGTATGTTTAAGTAGTCTTTAATAACTATAATGAGTATTAAAGACTACTTTTTAATATCTTAAATAAATGTTGACATCCTATTTTGTTCATGTATAATACACATTATCTGAACAAACTAAGGAGCAATCAAATGAGTATTTATGTCGAGAACGGATACAAAAATCGTAAAGATTATCTTTATTCTGTTGCAGAAGATTATGGAGTGCCACATCGTATCGTATTATCTTTAGCCGATTTTCTAGGACCAGATGAAGATTTTGATGGACTTGTTAATGCAGTAGAAGATTGTTATCAAGATTATGAAAGCGATATCCTATGAAAGTAATTTATCTTCATGGCCTAGGTTCATCTCCTAATACCAAAAAGGTTCAACTTCTAAAAGATGTTGGATTTAATGTAGTGTCGCCAATAATTGATATTGATCCAGAAATAGCTGAACCATATCTTATCGACTTCATCTTTAATGAATTAGGTAAAGATGAAGAACGTGTCTGCCTATGTGGAACTTCTTTAGGTGGTTATTGGGTCGCTAGGATGCAAGAATTCTTTAGTATAAATGGACTTCTTATCAATCCAGCTTTATATCCACAAGAATCATTAAAAAGATTTAACGGCTCATATAAAGATTATGCTACTGGTCAAATGAAAGATTTAACAAATGTGATTGATAAGTATTTGCCTATATCAGAAGATAATACAGCATGGCAAACATTTTTTATCGCTGTCAATGATACTCCTATTCCAAAATTTGCTACTCAGATAAAACTTTATGATTCTGATGATCATCAAGGACTTTCATTCTTCGATGATGTCATTAAAAAGATTCGTTATTTAGATGCCCAATTTGAACCTGTATGACCACGTAATTCTTTTGTGTGCATAGTCCCACCTATTATTCGATCATAAGTGTTATCAGGATTAGATGTAGATTCTTTTCCTGTTAATTCCTTCACCTTAGTATTAGATATCTTAGGTGCATTAACCTTATCTGATAATCTAGCCATTCCATGTGATACCTCTCCCCATGCCCTCTTAAATTTTACATCCTCTTCAGCAGTCTTAGTTAATTGTCTTTTACCTTCATCAGATCCATCCGTAGCAGCAGCTATTGATTTTCTTCCGTGTGACTTTTTGTAAATTCTAACAGCTACAGGAACTCCTTTAGATTTATTCAATTTTATGATGTGATTTGGATCTCTTATGTCTTTTGATATCTCTTTATATTCCTCATCTGTATCATGTCCTAATCCACCATATCCTCCAATATTTTTATACGATGACTTTATCATTGCATGAATTGCATCATGATATGGCTCTTTCTCTGATAACTTGTCTGTAGTTAAATAATGCTCTAATAAATATTGTTTAAAAGTTTTCATCTAATCTCCCTATTTTATTATTTATGACGAATACTGAACTTTTAAATATTTCTAAAGAATTATCAAAAGGACATACCATACTAGAATTTAATTCTGTCGGTGATCCTATTAAAATATCTTTACATGATGAAGATGGAAAATTGATAAAAGTAATTTGGGAGAAAGTTACGATAAATAATGATAATAGTTTAACTACTGAAAGATTAGAATGAGCGGATTAGTAAAATCAAATATTCAAATAGGTGATAGCACAACAGCTACTCAAAATTTTACATTATCTGTTCCGCCTTCTCCAGATGGAACAATTAAATTATCGCGTGGTAATTTTGGTGTTACTACCTCCGATATATTATCCATTAATAGTAGTGGATCAGTTTCACTATTAGCATTAGATAATACTCCTATAGGCACTACTACATCTAATACTGGTAAGTTTACCACTCTATCAGCCACATCCATCAACTCCACCCC